AAAATGTCAGCCATTATAACTGATCAACTTAGAATATTGAATGCTGAGAATTTTGTCTCTGCAGCAACTTCTACTGTGAATTCATATTATTCTTTTGTTGGTTTGCCTAATGCTACTAATTATTCTTCTACTTGGGATTCTAATCCACCTGCACCCAAGGATAGTTTTGAGCAGGAGAATGATTATTGGGATACTATGATTGCATTGAAGAAGATTACAACTTCTGATGTGCGTAGAATGTGTAATAAGTATACTTGGACTTCAGGTGTAACTTATGATATGTATCGTAATGACATAAGTAGAACAAATACAGCTAAACCATCTGGAGCAACTAGTTTATATTCCTCAAAATATTATGTTGTAAATGAAGATTTTAAAGTTTATATTTGTCTACAAAATGGAACAGATCCAGAAAATGTATCAGGTAGACCATCTCTAGATCAACCAACATTTACTGACCTTGAACCCAAAAATGCAGGAAATAGTGGTGATGGTTATATATGGAAATATCTATATACTATTAAACCAAGTGATATTGCTAAATTTGATTCTACCAATTTTATGCCTGTTCCTAGTGATTGGGAGACTGGAACAGAAAATTCTGCTGTAAGAGATAATGCCTCTACTAGTGGTCAATTAAAAATTGCTACTATTGTTAATAGGGGAGCTGGAATAGGAACTGCTAATAGAACATATACTGGGGTTCCTATTAATGGAGATGGTTCTGGTGCAGAAGCTACTATTGTTATTAATAATGATGCTAAAGTAGAATCTGTTAATATATCAAAAGGTGGATCTGGATACACTTATGGCACTCTAGATTTAGAGTCTGGTGGAGTTCCTACAGGAACTACAGTCCCAGTTTTCAATATTATCATACCACCTCAAGGTGGACATGGAGCAGATATCTATAAAGAGTTAGGAGCAAGCAATGTTTTAGTTTATTCTAAAATTGAAAATGATTCTCAAAATCCAGATTTTATCACAGGAAACCAGATATCTAGAATAGGAATTGTAGAAAATCCTCAAGCTTATGATTCTACTGTTAATCTAGAATTAAGTAAAGCTAGTGCTGTATATGCATTGAAATTAATTGGAGCAGGTTATACCACTGCTACTTTTGATTTAGATGGTGAAGTAACTCAAACAGTTGGAGTTGGATCTACAGCAGTTGGTAGAGTCATATCATATGATCAAGTGACTGGTGTTTTAAAGTATTGGCAAGATAAAAGTTTAGTGGGATTTAATAGTGATGGTTCTTTAAGAACAGATCCTACTTATGGATTTTCATTGCATAGATTCACAGCAAATCCAACCAGTGGAGGAAATGTAAATATAGCTAGTAATGAGAGCACATTGGGTATAGACACTAGTTTTGGAACATCAGGTAGTCCTGGTATAAGTACTGTAATAAATAATAGAACATATTACCTTGGACAGAGTTTTAATCAAGGAGTTTCTAATCCTGAAGTTAAAAAATATTCTGGAAACATCATCTATGTTGATAACAGACCTTCTATTACTAGGTCTGCTAACCAAAGAGAGGATATCAAAGTAATTTTGCAATTCTAAAGAATCATGCCACAGGAAACCAATTTAAATGTAGCTCCTTATTTTGATGATTATAATAAGGATGGTAATTACTATAAGATTTTATTTAAACCAGGGCATCCTGTACAAGCACGTGAATTAACACAGACACAATCAATACTTCAAAATCAAATTGAAAGAATGGGAAACCATACTTTTACTGAAGGAAGTTCTGTGACTGGCGGTGGAGTTAAATTTACTAATTCATATACATCTATTAAAATACAACCTTCCAATCAAGGATTTGATGTTAAAAAATATCTAGCAGACCTTAATAATAGAAATGTAATAGGTAGTCAGTCTGGACTAAAATTGCAAATTAAAGGATATATGTCTGATAGATATCCTGATAATTCTTATGTAGTATTTGTAAATTATTTAAATAGTGGAGCAGATAATAATCCTAGAGTAATATCTGGAGAAAGTTTATTATTAGAGGGAGATTCTTTTACTACACGTGAAGGAACTACTTTTCAACCAGGAGAACCTGTACTTCAATTGGTAAATGGAGTATGTACATTTATTGGAGCAGCAGCAGTTTTATCTAAAGGTGTTTATTTTGCTAGGGGTTATTTTGTTGAAGTTGATGAACAAACAATTATATTAAGTCCTTTTGTTAATGATGTAAATACTAGAATTGGTCTTCAAGTTAATGAGGACATTATTAATTCTGATATAGATCCTTCTTTAGCAGATAATGCTGCTGGATTCAATAACTTTACTGCACCTGGTGCTGATAGATTGCGTATAGAATTAAAACTTAAAGCACTTTCTTTATCTCAAGAAAAAGTTCCTAACTTTATAGAATTAATGACAGTTAGGAATGGTAAAGTACAATCAAGTATTAATAAACCACAATATAGTGATATTGGTAAAGAATTTGCAAGAAGAACTTTTGATGAATCTGGAAATTACTACGTTAAACCTTTTTCAATTACTGCTAGAAATACTTTAAATGATTTTGAAGGTAATAATGGAGTTTTTACTGAATTACAATCAACTTATAATAATAATCAACCAAAAGAAGATTTAGGGACATATAAAGTATCACCAGGAAAAGCATATATTGAAGGATATGAGGTGGAAACCATAGCTCCCTCATTTTTAGACTTTAATAAAACAAGAGATACAAAACTACTAAAAGATCAAAGTATCAATTATTTTACTGGTCCAACATTTACCTTAAACAATGTCATAGGAGTACCTCAAATAGGGGTGGGAACTGACTATGTTGTTAGTTTAAGAGATACACGTGTTGGATTAGCTTCTACCAATCCTGCTGGAAAAGAAATAGGATTAGCTAGAGTTTACGATTTTGCATTAGAATCTGGTTCTTATGATGTATCAAATTCAAAAATTAATGAGTGGGATATTTCCTTATATGATATTCAAACTTATACTAATATAACCTTAAATACACCTACCACTTTAACTGTTCCTACTCATATTAAAGGAAAGTCTAGTGGAGCTACTGGATATTTAAGATATGATGTAAGTGCTGGAACTGCTGTAACTGCATATAATACAAAAGGAAAATTTATTACTGGTGAGCAGTTTATATTTAATGGAGAAGAAAGTGGGAATGTAGCAGCAGCTACAACTGCTCATAGCACTAGCGACATTAAGTCAATTCGTGGAACTGTAAGTACAGCTAGCACCTTCAATGCTGATGTAAAACAGACTTCTTTATTTTCCATAGGTGAAGTTAATATTAGTATTGCCACTACCTCTGGAGCTTACTTAGGTATATCTACAGTTACTTCTACAGATCCAAATAAATTTTTTACAGGAATTGCTACAGTAGGTAATATAGTAGAGTATACTAATCCAGGAAAAAGCACCATTTCTTATGCAAAAGTTGAAAGTGTTTCTCAAAGTTCTCTAACCATATCTGGAGTATCTACTGTAACTGGTATATGTGATGGAGGTTTGCCTACAAGCGTAATAAATCCATCTAATTTTAAAGTACTTACTTCTCAATTTCAATCATCAAGTGATAATACTTTATTTACAAAACTTCCAAAAACAAATATATCTAATGTAGATTTAACAGATTCTAATATTATTATTAGAAAACAGTTTGATGTAACAATCACAGATGGTTCAACTGGTGCTGTAAGTAGTGGAAGTGCTAGTGAAACTTTCCTACCTTATGATGAAGAAAGATATGTATTAATGAGAACTGATGATGGTCTTACTGAATCATTATCTGCAGATAAAATTAACTTTAATAGTGGTTCAACTGAAATAACTTTTAATGGATTGGGTAGTAATGGTTCTGCTAAATTAATAGCGACTTTAAGAAAGATTAATATTAAAGAAAAAATTAAAGAAAGGAAAAAAATTAATGTAGTTAATATTATAAATTCAAAAGATTCTGCCTCTGGAGTTGGAACAACTACATTAAATGATGGACTCACATATTCTACAGTTTATGGTACAAGAGTTCAAGATGATGAAATTTCTTTAGGAGTTCCTGATGCTACTTTAATATATGGAGTTTTAGAATCCAAGAATAGTAGCAATCCAGTTTTTCCTAAATTATCTATGATTTCAATTGATAGTGCTACTGGAAAAACTGATGATTTATTAATAGGTGAAAAGTTTATAGGAAAAGATAGTGATGCTAAAGGAATTTATGTAAGTAAGTTTGATGATTCTACTATAAACTATATCGCTTTAAATGAATTTACTCTTCAAGCAAATGAGACAGTTACATTTAAAGAATCAGGTGTTACAGCCACTGTTTCATCTACTAGTTTAGGTTCAAATAATATAACTGATGAGTTTGAATATGATGATGGTCAAAGAAATACCATATATGATTATTCTAGAATAATTAGAAAATCAGAATATAAAGAACCTAAGAGAAAACTAACAATTATATTTGAATCTGCTTTTTATTCTGCAGCAGATACTGGTGATATAACAACTGCTAGTTCTTATGATAGTTTTAATTATAAAAATTTACCATCTATTAATAATACTAGAGTAAGTGATATTATTGATATCAGACCAAGAGTATCTGATTTTTCTGGTACTTCTTACTCACCATTTGAGTTTTTAGGTAGAACATTTACAGGAGATGGTAATTCTGCTGCTAATATTTTAGCATCTGATGAATCTATATTATTAGATTATTCTTTTTATCTTCCTAGACTTGATAAGATTTTCTTAAGTAAAACAGGAGTTTTTCAAATGATAAAAGGAGTTCCAGCAGAAACTCCTGAGTGGCCTAATAGTATAGATGGAGCATTAGAAGTAGCCTCTATTAAATTACCTCCATATATCTACAACATAGAGGATGTAGAAATAAGCATAGCAAAATATAAAAGATATCAAATGAGTGATATCAATAGATTGGAAAAAAGAATTGAAAATTTAGAATTTTATACTTCTCTTTCTTTATTAGAAAAAGATACATTAAATATGCAGATTACTGATAGTGATGGATTGAATAGATTTAAATCTGGATTCTTTGTTGATGATTTTTCTACTACAAATAATCAACTTAAAAAGACTATTGTAAAGAATGCTGTTGATTATACAAATGGAGAATTAAGACCTTCTCCATATACAACTGAATTGGATCTTAAATTAGATATTAATAGTGCTAATGGAATTAGACAAACAGGTAGAGTATTATCTTTAGATTATGATCACGTAGTTTATACAAAACAACCTTTTGCAACTAGAACTGAGAGTGTTACTCCTTTCTTAATTAACTACTATGGTGGAACTATAGTTCTAACTCCATCATCTGATGTATGGATGGATCAAGTAGTTTTAGAGGCTAAAAATGAAGATCTTACAACTTATACTGAAACTAGTGAACAGATTGCTGCTGGTGGATTTGATAATAATACAGGATATAGTCCTGTAATATGGGATGCTTGGACTACTACATGGACAGGAGGAGGTAGTGGTGAAAGACTAATTGATGAATCAAGTTACGATCATTTTGGTGGTTGGGTAGAGGGTCAAGGACAGAGAACTAGAGAAAAGTATAGAACTATAACTAGAACATTCCAGAGAGGAACTAATGCTAGTAGCACTCAACAGAGAACTGGTAGAAGATCTATACAAAGAGAGACATTTACCACACAAAATGAAGGAGAAAAGGTAATTAATACTGATTTAGCTCCTTATATGAGATCTAGGAATCTTGATTTTTCTGCTAAGGGACTAAAACCAAACACTAGTGTTTTTGCATTTTTTGATGGAGAAAATGTTAATAAATTTGTAATTCCTAAACTTCTTGAAATTACTATGGTAACAGGGACTTTCCAAGTTGGAGAAACTGTTATTGGAACCACTTCTGATGGAAAAGAATTAATTAGATTCAGAGTTGCTACAGCTAATCATAAATTAGGTCCATTTAATGATCCAGGTGCTATCTATAATAGCAATCCATATTATCAATTCACTCCAATTTACAGAAATGGAGTTTTGATTGATAATATATTACCAGAAAATACAACAGGATCTAATAATCTTACTTCAGTTTCATCTGAAGTTATTGATATACCTGCTGAGTATTCAACAACTTCAAATATTTTAAATATTGATACATTAAGTTTAGCAGATAAATCTGAAAATACTTATTATGGGTATGTTGAAAAGGGTCTTAAATTAGTAGGACAAACATCTAGTGCTCAAGCAACAGTTGGAGATCTTAATTTAAAATCTGATAATTTGGGGAGTGTAAGAGGATCTTTCTTTATTCCTGATCCAAATGATATAACAACTCCTAAGTTTGAAGCTGGCAAAAAAGTTTTTAGACTTTCCAGCAGTCCAACTAATAGTCAAAAATCCACTAATGTTGGTACAGATGCATCTGAGACATTTGAATCAACTGGTAGAATTGAAACTCTTCAATCTACTATCATTAGTGTTAGAAATATTTTAACTCATACCCAAATACAGACTGAAACTAGAACCACTGGTGGTGGAGGAGGGGGTAGTTATACCACTTCTGAAACTGTTTCATTGGGTACTATTACCACTGGCAATCCTACTAGGCAAATTCATGGACATGAATGGGAGGTAGGAAAAGGAACTGATACTCTATTAGATGCAGGAACTAAAGTAGTAGATGTAATAGAAGAAGATGAATGGCAAAATGCAGTAGCTCAAAGAGTTACTTATGTTGATGTTGAACAAATTACTGAGCAACAATGGATTGATGCTGGACGTGGTGAAGATGGAACTCCTGATGTAGGAGCTATAGTTACAGAAACTGTTGTGCAAATAGATGATGAGGGAAATACTCAAAACAGACTAGTGGTTGCTAATGAGTATGGTAAGGAAACTGCAAATACTGAAACTCAAATTGAACAACAAAATCTAACTGTATTCACCAGTTATGATGATATGAATGCTGCAATAGCAGAACAAGGTGGAGAGCTTATAACCAATTATGATACTGAAACTGAAAGTGGAACTGGAAGAGTTGTTGCTTTTGTTGATCCTGCAAGTCTTGATCCTATTGACCAAGTTTATAATGATAGATTAGGTAGAGCACCTGATGGTTCTGGTAAAGAATATTGGAAAGGAGAATTAGAAAAAGATCCTGATACCTCAGCTGCTATGGCAGTTTTAGCAAGTGGTACTGCTTCTGAAGCAGATATAGCTGCAGCAACAGCAACTGTTACTGCTAAATTGAATACTCACTTTGATGCTCAACCAGAAGTTCAAGCTAGAGAAGCAGATCCTGAAAACTTTGAAGGAGTCAATGCTTTCTGGGAAGGTAAAAATCACTCTTCCTTTGATAATCAGTCAGTTTTATGTGCAAATAAAACAGACCCTCTTGCTCAATCATTCTTCTCTGCAGATAGCACAGGTATCTTCATTAGTAGAGTAGATGTTTATATGGCCACTAAGGATGATACTCTTCCATTAATGGTTCAATTAAGAACTGTTAAAATGGGATTACCCACTGAAGAAATAATTCCTTTTGGTGAAGTAGTAATTGATCCAGAAAATGTATTGCTTTCTGATAATGCTAGTGTTGCTACTCCAGTAGTATTCCCTTCTCCAGTTTATTTACCACCAGGTGAAACTTATGCAGTTGTCCTCTTATCAGTAAGCACTAATTATAGTGCTTGGATATCTAGAGTAGGTGAAGTTGATATTCAAACTCAAAACAGACCTGAAGCTGAACAGGTGTTAGTATCAACTCAACCTACATTAGGTTCTTTATTCAAGTCTCAGAATGGTTCAACTTGGAATCCAAGTCAGTGGGAAGATCTTAAGTTCACTCTTTATAGAGCAAACTTTAATAAACCTAAAGGAAATATCAATTTTACAAATCCACATCTTTTCACATACTCTGATGATATAAGTCCATTGGTAAAAGATTCTTTAGAAATTAATTCAAATAAAATAAGGGTAGGTTTTAACACCACCATATCAGATACATCTATAACAGTAGGAAATATTGTTCAACAACAAGGTAGCAATGCCACTGGAAGATTTGTAGGATCTGCAGGAACTGCTACTGGCAATTTAACCATTACCAACTCTGGTATTGGTTATACACCTTCTATAGGAAGTGAAACATATAATCATGTTCCTATGGTTACTCAAACTGGGAATGGTAGAAATGGAACACTAAATCTTACTATCACTGGTGGAGTAGCAGTTGCTGCCACTGTTGTAAATGGTGGTAGTGGTTATCAAATTGGTGATGTAGTTGGTGTTGCTACTGTAGGACTAACTTCTTTAGGAAGAAATATACAATTCTCCATAGCATCATTAACTGGAAATAATGAATTTATCCTTGATAATGTTCAAGGTGAATTTGTAACTGGTGTGGGCAAAACAATTCAATTCGTTACAGGTGCTGGTGTTACTGATCTTAATGGACAAGCTGGCGGAAACGTGTTCCTATCAGCATCTCCAGTTACAGTAGCAGATGGATTGCATATTAAAGTAAATCAAAAAAATCATGGTATGCATTCAAATCAGAATACAGTTACCTTGAATGATATTAAATCTGACATATTACCAACAGAACTAGCAGCAGATTATGATTCAACTTCTACTGGATCTATAATAGTTGATGATGGAACAGAATTTACTTCTTTTGAAAATGTGGGTGTTGGTTCTACTAATTTAGGATATATTAAGGTAGGGAGCGAAATTCTTTCTTATAGTGGAGTAACTGATAATACTTTGACTGGTGTTACTAGAGGAGTGGATTCAACTCAAACATTAACTCATAGTTCTGGTGATTTTGTACATAAGTATGAATTAAATGGAGTATCCTTAAGAAGGATTAATACTAATCATAATACAGCAGATGCTACAGTTACAAATTCTTCTGGACTAGATCATTATAATATTAAAGTTGATATGTCTGCTAATGGTGTAGATAGATCAGTAGGAACTAGTCTACCTAAACTTAGGTTTAATGAAACTAAGTCTACTGGTGGTACTAATATTCTCTCTAGTGAAAACATACCATTTGAAGTTGTTTGTCCTATTATTCAAAATATCACTCCTACTGGAACTAATCTTAATGCTCAAATTAGAACAGTTACAGGATCTAGTATAGATGGAACTGAAGTGCCTTATCAGGATATGGGATTTGAAGAGATTAGTTTAACTTCCAATAACTATATGTCCAGTCCTAGAATGATTGCTTCAAGAATCAATGAAACAACATCTCTAACAACTCTTCCAGATAATAAATCATTCACATTGAATTTATCTTTTGAATCCAATACTGGGCTATTATCTCCTATAGTTGATTTGGATAGAGTAGCAATGATTTTCACATCAAATAGATTGAACAATCCAATAAGTGATTATACAACAGATAATAGAGTTAAGAGTTTGATTAATGATCCTCATGCATTTGTATATGCTTCTCAACCAGTGACTTTGGAAAATGGAGCAACATCAATTAAAATACATATGGAAGGGCATATTAATGTAACTAGTGATATTAGAGCATTCTATGCAATAGCAGAGGATGAGAATGATGAATTTATCTATCAACCATTTCCTGGTCATTCCAATTTATTAGCAACAGGTCAAATCATTGATCCAGCTAAAAATAATGGATTGCCAGATAAATTACTTCCTAAAACTGATGTTATAGCATATACAGCACAACAAGTTGTATGGAATGATTATGAATTTAGTATTGATAATTTACCTACATTTAAATGTTTCAGTATTAAATTAGTGGGAAGTGGGACTAATCAAGCACAACCACCTAGAATGAAAAATTTAAGAGTTCTTGCTCTTGCATAACATGAAACATTCAAATGTAAAAGGACATACTGATTTAATTCGTGATAATAGCACAGGTGCTATTTTAAATAATAATTCATCTCAGTATGATAACTATCTTAAAAGACGTGCTCAAAGGCAACAAGGACAAGATAGAATAGATAATATGGAAAGTGATTTGAAAAATTTAAAAGATGATATTAATGAAATCAAAACTTTACTAAGAGCATTATCTAATGGCTAAAAACACTTTTACTTTTGATCCTAGTTCAGGTGTTGCATATGGTGTAAATCTCACCATCAATACAGGGGCAGACTTAGATGCTGACTACACTGTGGTTGGCACATCTGGAACTGCTTTTGATTTTACTGGATATACTGGTTCTGCTCAACTTGCAAAAAGTGTTGCCATTGGTGCAACACTAGGTGCTCAAGCAACATTTAATGTTGGATTCACAAGTGCAAAAGGTGGAGAATTTAGAATATCACTAGGGTCTACTGCCACTAGAAATTTAAAAGAAGGAAGATATGTATATGATGTTTTAGTGGGGTCAGGATCATCAATCTTTAGAATAGTATCAGGGGATGTGTTGGTAATAGCTGGCATCTCTTCTGCTCCTTCATAAATAACATTATACTAGTAAAGTAGATAGATGGCGCAACCTTCAACTAGATCAGAACTGATTGATTACTGTAAGAGAAAACTTGGCGCGCCTGTTTTGGAGATAAATGTTGCTGATGAACAAGTAGATGATATAATTGATGACGCTCTTCAGTATTTTCAAGAAAGACATTTTGATGGAGTCTATCAGACTTACATGAAGTATAAGATAACACAAGATGATATTGATAGGGGTAAAGCAAAAGCAGGAACTAATGGAGTTGGTATAACAACCACAAGTGCTACTGGGGATGTTGCTGGTTCTTCAGTTCAATTTGATTATGAAGAAAACAGTAATTACTTAGTGGTTCCAAATGAGATATTAGGAGTTACAAAGATATTTCATTTTGATGGTAGTAACACTATTACTAATAATATGTTTAGTGTGAAGTATCAATTATTTTTGAATGATATTTACTACTGGGGTAGCACTGAGTTATTAACTTATGCTATGGTTAAGACATATCTAGAAGATATTGATTTTCTATTAACAACACAAAAACAAATAAGATTTAATAAGAGACAAGATAGATTATATTTGGATATTGATTGGGGTTCTGTTAGAGTGGATGATTTCCTAGTCATAGACTGTTTTAGATTGATGAATCCAGATGATTATCCCAAAGTATATAATGATTCATTTTTAAAACCTTACGCCACTGCACTTATTAAGAAACAATGGGGTCAAAATTTAATTAAGTTCCAAGGTGTAAAATTGCCTGGTGGAGTTGAGTTAAATGGTAGAGAGATATATGACGATGCTGAAAAAGATTTGGATAAAATAAGAGAGATGATGTCTAATACATATGAACTTCCTCCTCTTGATATGATAGGATAATGGCATTAAATCCTTTTTTCCTGCAAGGGTCTTCTACTGAACAGAATTTAGTTCAGAGTCTAATCAATGAACAGATTAGAATGTATGGGGTAGATGTATTCTATATCCCTAGAAGATATATGACTAAAAATACTGTAATACAGGAAGTCATAGAATCTAAATTTGAAGAGGCAATACCACTTGAGGCATATGTAGATACTTTTGATGGGTATGAGGGACAAGGTTCTCTTCTATCTAAGTTTGGTGTTCAGGCACTTGATGATCTTACACTTATTATATCAAGAGATAGATTTGAAAATTATATTACACCACTCATTAAGAACATACCAAATATAGAGTTGGCAACCAGACCTAAAGAGGGAGACTTAATATACTTCCCACTAGGGGATAGGTTATTTGAAATTAAATTTGTAGAGCATGAAAAACCATTCTATCAGTTAAAGAAAAATTATGTATATGAACTCAGATGTGAGCTTTACAGATATGAGGATGAAGTCATTGATACTGGGGTGGGTGACATTGATGATAACTTAGAAAAAGCAGGTTACATTGAGACACTTACCTTAGTGTCTTCAGGAACCACAGCAGTTCTTACTACAGGAATAGTAGATGGTGCATTAAGTAAGGTCACTATCTCCAATACAGGAAATGAGTATACCAGTCTTCCAAGAATTGCTATTTCATCTGCTCCTTCTGCTGGACTAACTGCTATAGGTATAGCATCTATGAGAGATGACATAGTAGATTATGATGGAGAGAAATCTTTCAGAATACGTAGAGTAGATCTTATCAATCCAGGTTTTGGATATACAGTAGGTCAAGAACCAGAGATCTATACAGTTGGTGGTGGAGGTGCAGGATTTGCTGCTACTGCCACTGTATCTGATGGATCTATTGGAATAGTAACAATTACCTCTGGGGGTACTGGATACTCTACAGTACCACTAATATCCTTTACAGCAGCACCTGAGGGGGGTACAACAGCATCTGCATTGGCATATATCAATAGTGTAGGTATTGTCACTCAGATTGGTATTACTGATGCTGGATCTGGATATACCACTCCTCCAACTATCACAGTCACAGCACCATTCATGGGTGGATCTGGTAATTACGTATTTAATGAAGTTGTTACTGGTGCTGCAAGTAGTTCTACTGGTAGAGTCAAATCATGGGATGCATCTACTCTTGAACTTAAAGTATCTATTACCACTGGTGCATTTGTTGATGGTGAGGTTATTACAGGTAGCACATCTGGTGCTGAATATGAATATCAGAAGACTTCTGACACTAATGTAGATAGTGGATTTGCTGATAATACTAATATAGAAAGTGAGGCAGATGATATTATTGACTTCACAGAGACCAATCCATTTGGAATGCCCTAAATAAAATGTCAGGACTATAACAATGTTTGAATATTTTTATCACGAAATAATGAGGAGAACCATCATTGCGTTTGGTTCCATCTTTAATAATATAAACATAAATCACACTAATAGTGATGATTCAGTTGTTAGTACGACTAAGGTTCCTTTGGCATATGGTCCTACTCAAAAGTTCTTAGCAAGACTAGAGCAAGTACCTGATCTAAACAGACCAGTTCAGATCACATTGCCAAGAATGTCATTTGAATTAAATGGTCTTAGTTATGATCCTGCAAGAAAATCAACAACCACACAAACATTTTTAAAAGGTGTAAAAGGAGATAAGAAGACACTAGCAAAAACATATCTTCCTGTACCATATAACCTAGATTTTGAACTTAGCATCTTTACTAAGTTGAATGATGATATGCTTCAGATAGTAGAACAGATACTCCCATACTTTCAACCTGCTTATACTGTATCAGTAGACCTAGTTGATACTATTGGAGAAAAGAGAGATATACCCATTGTTCTAAATTCTATTACCACTAGTGATGATTATGAAAGTGATTTTTCAACTAGAAGAGCACTTATCTATACTATGAGATTCACTGCTAAGACATATATGTTTGGTCCTGTCAATACAGACATTGCCAAGGATGTTATCAAGAAGGCATCTATTGGATATGTTGCTGGTGGTAAAACATCCACTCCAACTAGGGAGGTTACTTACAGTGTTGTACCTAGAGCAACTAAGTCATATGGAGATACAGTCACTACAAATCTAAGTGAGAATATAAATGAGAGCATTGGTATTATTAATGTAACTAGTGCTAGTGGTATTGAAGCAACCAATTACATATACATAGATCAGGAGGAAATGTATGTTGAATCTATTTCTGGAACAGCA